TTTTTGACACTTCACTTATTTATGAATTTCGGTTTTTAAGAGATGGTTCTGAGATTGAACTTGCTTTGTATACTTACAATGTAGGTAGAGAACACGTTTTAAACTTTATCCTTGAAGATGGTTATGTTTATTGTCGAAGTATTCGTAAAGGGTATACTAAAGATGGGGAATACCAAGAGGTTAGGTTTAAGTTAGACTATGAAGAATTTAAGACTAAAAACTTGAGTAAGTTTGAAGATTTAATTGAGTTTATTAGCTCAGATGAGCAAGCACGTGTATTGTTACGTACTTTAAAAGAATTACAAGGAGTTGTAGATATATGACTCTAACAGACAAATTAAATTGGCTTTAGAAAGTGAAATAGGTGGTTCACATGAGTAAAAGTAAGAGACAACAACTTCAACAAGCGTTGGAGAAGACCTTTGATAAAGTCATTGGTTTAGCGGATGATGTAAATGGTGAAACAATTGAAGTTTCTGCTAAGTACTTGATTTATGTAGAGCTTGCAAAAGACTTAGTTTATCTATCATTAGAGAACAAGAAGTCAGGTAAGAGGGTTCATGAATTGCATATTTCGGTATCGAAAGATTTAGATGTTTTCTTCTCAGGTGATACTTATGGGTCTTTCAGTTCTTTACCACTTAAAACTTTAGAGCATATTGTACAATATGCTGCAAAAGGTACTCCACAATTTACACGTGGGTTTGAGATTTTGGTAGAGTCTATTCCTACGGATTTCCAAGTAGCTTGTTTCTTAAGTGCTTTGGAAGAGGTTATTAGTTGATTTTATTAGGGGGTATAACTAATGGTAAAACTAGCAAACAGACAGACAGTAGAATTATGGCACTATCTAAGACAAGGTTTTGAAGAAATTATGAACTCTGATGAGAACCGTTTACCGGTGAAGTCAGTAAACCAAGTTTCTCCTAAGTATAAGTGTTCTATTTTACTGAGTGGTTATGTTTTTAAAATAAGACTATTGAAAAACACGCTAGAAACTAACTTAGACACTGACTTAGTTCATGAAATTGAGATTTACTATGATAGAGAGTTTGGTAGATTTTCTTTCAGAGGTGTTGCTTGTAATCAAAGAACGGGCAAAAGAAAAGGGGTATCTACCGTAGCTTATTTACAAAACCTACGAGATGGGTATATCTTTAAACAGATTTTAACTGACTTAGTTGAGAATGTAGCAACCATTAAGCAAGTTGAGTACTTAAATTTAGGTGTTCAGTTATCAGGTTTTGGTTTTGATGTGATTGAGGGTTAATAAAATGAGTAAATACAACGGTTTAAAGAGAGACCAACTTGAAGAGTTGGTAGTAGAAAAGTTAAATTTCTTCTTGAAATATTTAGATGGTCAATCTTCTTATCCTATGGGTAAGTTCCCCACGGGTATCCCCTCTCCGAATGGGGGAGAGTATTTAGTTTGGGTTGGTTGTTCTGAGGGTACAATTTCATTTAGTTTGCAAGATACTACTGGAGTTGATTACCACAATATTAAGATTGACAAGTTTGGAACTATTCGGAAAATTGTAGATTTAACAAGTAGTCCATTTAAAGAGAATGGTAAAATCTGGTTTGCTAAGTCTTATAGCATACGTTGTGATGCAGATCATTTAGATTCTAATTCTGATTTCTTTTTGAAACAATTACCTCCTAAGATTAGGAAGAAAGACCAAGTATTAGCTTATTGGTTAGGTTTAACTGCTATTCAAGATTATTGTTAGAGAGGTTTTAACATGAAAATTTTATTCAAAAATAAAGATAAACAAGCGTTGTTAGAAGAATTAGTGGAAGTTTGTAAGTCTATGGCGAATGAGGGTCTTATTAGAGAGGTTCAACGCATAGCTTATGGTTCTAAGGCGATTTACTTAAGTTATCGAGCAGACCAATCTAACAATCGGATTGACTTTGATTTGATTAAACCTAATAGAGAACCTTTGCAACCCTTTAGTATACAAGTATTTGAACAAGAGGGTATTCCTTGGGTGCATTTGTACTATGTAGATTCTAATTTAAAACACGTAAAAGAAGATGTTCCATTATCAGAGGTTGAGCAAAGTTTATACAATTTGGTTTTAGGCATTAAGACTACAAGTAGAGTGAGCGCTTTCCTACATGCTTTAAAAGGGAATTTATGTGGTTATGTTTATCTTAGAGGTTGGTGAGGTGTTAGTTTGAAGAAAGATTATAGTGGGTTAACAAGAGCTGAGTTAGATTCTCTATTAGCAGATAAATTGGAATCTATGCTTGCTTACTTGAAAGACCAGACAACTTATCCCTCAGGTACCTATTTCACAGGTATTAAAGATAAAAACTATGAGGAATTAGTTCTACGTTTGTTTACAAATCTAGGATTTATTCAACTTGAACTACTAGGGTTGGATGGTACTGATTTGCACGTATTTCAATTTGAATTAGTGGGTTCAGGTAGAACTCAGGTTCAGTGTTCGTCTAAAGTTTTTAGAGGGTTCAATATTGTGAATAATGAGAGAAGTAAGGAGTTATTAATTCCTCTGCGCCTAGACGATAGAAATCTAAGAGGGTATCTTTTAGATTTGGTCTCAAATATTCGTAAGCGAGAATATGTTGTAGCTTTTTTGTTGGGTAAAGATTTAAATTAAACGATAGCGAGGTTGAGATTACATGTTTAAAGGTTCAAGAGGTGTTAGACTTCAGTACAAAAAGTCAAATGGTAGTTACGATTATGTTCAACCTGTGATTTTACCTAATGGTAAGTGTATTCTAGCACATGGAAATACTAATTTAGGTGCACCTATACGTGCGATTGCAGAAATTGATTTGAAAAGAGCTAGTGATTTAGACTATGTTTACAATCAGTTTGTAGGTATCCAAGGTTATATAGCTAAAAATGTAGCTTATGATTGGGCTGAGTTGATGAAGTTCGCTAGACTATTTGAAGATTAAATGGGGTTTATTTATGGTTTTCAAAAGCAAAGTAAAAGAAGAGTTATTTCAAGAGTTGAGACAGTTTATTTTTTGGTATCATTATGAATTATCAAAAAGAGAGGTTGTATCTGCAGTAGGTTTTGTAAAGTTATCTAATCGTACATACATTAGGTATAAACATACTGAGAATAACTATATTTCACTAGATTTAGTAGACAGTGATAGGTCTCTACTGTTTAACTTAGGTTTTAGTTTTAGGACTTTGAACGGTTTAGATTATGTTACTATTGATTATATGGATAAAGATGGGTTAGGTTCGACTGGTACGTTTGTTTTGGAGAATAGTGATGGTATTGTTGAGTTTCTTATTCAACTGATTAAATTTATTCCGTCTGAGTCTTATTTAAAGCACTATTTGAGCATTTTTAAAAATAGTATTCGTATTTGGTTAGCTTAAAATATAGAAAGTAGGTAATTTTTCATGGAAAACAGATTAGTTTCAACACGTGGTGTTCGCTTGAAATACAAGGACAATTATGTTCAAGCAGTTATTCTCCCAGATGGTCGTAAATTAGCGATTACAGGTACTACTTATGGTCCGGGTGCACCAATTTCTGCTTTGTCTGAGATTGCAGTAGCTAAGAAGTCAGATTTGAAGTGGGTATTGCAAGACTTAAAAACTTATGATTACGAAGAAGTAAACGGTAATCATTTCAATGAAGAATTGAGAGCACTTGGTAAAGATATGCCTTGGAATTAAAATTTTTAGAAAGATATAGGTAATAACATGAATAACATTGCATTAACATTTAAAACAACTTGGGGATGGGAGTTCGTTCAATTTGTAACTCTTAAAGACGGTCGTCAGCTTGCGATTGAAGGTCAAACGGGTGCAGGGTATGCTATTTCTCCGTCTTACTTTGTTGAGGTCAAGAAGAAAGGTGAGTTAACCTCAATTTTAAACGAGGCAACACACCGTGGGTATATCTTGAAAGACAACTACAATGACCGACTTGAGTTACAGTCTTATCAAGATTTAGTTTAAGAAAGGTTTTAAACTATGGCTAGAAAATTTAAAATAGGTCAAAAAGTTCAAATCAATCCCGTATCTGAGAGCGAAAAGTTTGACTACCCTTGGGGTTGGGTTGACGAGATGGATAAGTATGTAGGACAAATAGTTACGATTTTGGATACTGTGGATGAAGAGTACCCAGTTATAGATGAAGAAGCTTGGGGTCACCGAGGTGATCCAGAGTGTTATACTGTTGAAGAGAATACTTGGACTTGGGCTGCAAGTAATCTATCTCTTGTAGAGGAAAAGTCTGCACCTATGCGTAGATTCGCTCTATACCATCCCGGTTCTGACCAATATGTTTCTTGTTTGTCTTATAATCGTAAAACAAATAGCTATGAGATTGAGTTTACTCGTAATTTACATTCCATTCGTTTTTGGAATACAAAAGCTAGTGCAGAGTCGCAAGCTCAGCGTGTGTTTGGTTGGAATCGAAACGTTGCTTTAGAAGTAAAAGAAATTAAATAAAGGGGTATCTTTATGGTAAAACACAATTATGAAGTAAGGAAAACTGCATTGTTTCCGTATTACAAGTACAAACAAGACGCTTACAAAAAACTTAAAGGAATAGTAGCTACGTTACTTGATGAAACTGATTACTTCGAAATTACTGGGTTCAATAAAGAATTGAGAGGTTTTTATTTTGGAAATAACTTAGACGATGGGGTTCTAGGTGCAGTTTCCTTATATCATCCTAATGGTTCTTGTGTATTAAGTATAGAAGGTACTAAAGTTGTAAGTAATAGCTTAGGTTTAAGAACTTACTTAACTCAGAAAGAACACGACACTGTGACAAAGTGTTTAGCAGCTATTTTCAAGCATAAAGGAGACCGTACTATTGTTGGTTACTTAGAGTCTCGTATAAATTATTGGGAAGTAAACGAATATTACTGTGAATTTATCGCGGGTGAGTTTCGTTATCTGAACAAAGATTGAGTTTTCCTTTGACTTTCTTACTAAAGTATGGTAAACTTGTATTTGTTGGTTGATAGCACTAAAGTGCGTTAGGTGATATCCCTTCTTTTGAAGAATATCTCCTTCGATGAATACTCTCGACTTTTGGTTGAGAGTATTTTGGTATTTAAGTACTATTTAAATAAAGACTAAAGGTATGGTGTTAGTATGACTAGATTTGCTTTATATAACCCCGAATTAGACCAATACATTTCCTATTTGCAGTACAATCGAAAAACGAAGTGTTACGACATTGAATATACAAGAAACTTTTATGCAATTTGGTTTTGGCACATTCGTTCTAGTGCCGAAGCGCAAGCTCGAAGAGTAGTGGATTGGAGTAGAGGTTTAGTTTTAGAAGTTCACGAAATAAATTAGACAAAAGTGGTATCTTGTGTACCACTTTTTATAATACTTTGAAGTTTCAACTTGACTAGAATTTTTATTTTTGGTAAACTATTTCTATAACTTTGATGAAAGGTAGTAGTTTGAAAACATTAGTCACTATTCATTCACATAATACTTTAGGTAGAACCGGTTTTGAGAGTAGTCAACAAACTAGAATGCACTTAGCACAACTAGTAGGTATATCTTATTTGCATATTGTGACAAGTCCTCAGACAAAGGGTTACAAGTCTAGGTTTAGGAGCTTAGGTTTCACTTACGGTGAAATAGTTTCTGTGGGTGAGTTTTTGTTTGGTGTTTGTGCAGAGAAAGTTGACACTTATCATTACGTGTATAATCTAACTGATGGTCAAAGTGTTCAAGTTTTCTATGATATTGAGTGTTTACATAGACCAGTACCTATGTGGATATATCAGACAGTTGAGGGTATCTACACAGAAGAACAGGTTTTAATTCAGTATTTAGCTCAGTTGTCATTAGAAGATTGTTTACTTATAAGGGATGAAAGCAGATATCCGTTACCTCAATTAAGAAGATTTTTAAACTTAAGGGGGGTTTCTTATTTTGAGTATATCCACTATCCAGTCATACAAGATGGATATTTGAGTGTCTTGTCAAAGAAAACTCAGTACTTAGTAGCAAATGAGCAGGTTGCTTTAGACTTACAAGAGTTAGGTTTTCACGCTCAATTCTTTCCACCTATGTGTGTAGATGAGCATTTGCCTAAGTGTTTATCTTCAAGTACGTATCGATATATATGGTCTTCTCATTTTGGGAAATATAAGCGTTTTGATTTTGCTTTAAGTATTATGAAAAGGCTTGAAAGTACCGGTATAACCTTGGATGTTTATGGTGGTTCTCAAGCGGATTTCGACCAGAAGTGTCTTGAATTTGGTGGTTGTCCTACAAATGTTAAGTATTGTGGGTTTACACCTAGTGTACCTTATAGTGACTATGATGGGTATCTTTCAACTTCGGTAGGGGAGATGTTTGCCAACGCTTGTGTTGAAGCTATGAGTCTAGGTTTACAGTGTGTAGTTAGTGACTACCCTTACCCTTATGTTTTTTATAGTAAGGGTACAGAGGGTTCTGTCATTACAAATCACAGTGTAGATGACTATGTAGCTACTATGTTATCTCTTAGGGATTCATTGTTTGACTCTACTATTCAACAAAATTTCATTAAACGTTATGCGTACTCTAAGTGGGTTCCAAAATTAAAGGGATTACACTATGTTTAAAAGAAAGGGTTTTTATGAACTTTAATACACAAAAACAGATTTTTTCATTTCGAAAATATAAAGCTTATGGTCTTGCCAGTGCGGTTATCGCCTCTATGTTTTTAGCTCAAGGTGTTGTATCTGCCGATGTCGTTACAACTCCAGATGGTACTAAAACTACTTTATCTAATGATAAAGCTTCGGTAACAGTTGACTCTAAACATTTTAAGGAGTCTAATGATAAAACTGCTAAAGAACTTTATGAAGCTAAAGAATATGAAGCTGATAAAGTGACTACTGGTAAAGATACTGTAACAGATGAGTCTAAGACAGTGGTATCTTACGAAACTGAAAATGGTACCAAGTTAAAAGAGGATATTACTAAAACTGCCACTGAGGAAAAGCAATTAGAGTATAAAGTAGAAGGTACGTCTGGTAAAGAATATACAGGTACATCTACAACTACAAGTACTGTGACTGCTGAACTTGAAAAACAAGACACCATTGAAAAAGATGGTGAAAAGTACAAATATGTTCGTACAGAAACCACACAAGGTAAAGAGACTGTTTTAACTGAGACTAACTTTAACGATGTTGAAACAAAGGCATCTGTTGAGGGTGTGCACAACGAAGACGGGTCTATCAAATACGATAAAATCAAAGATGGTTCTAGAGTTTGGGTTCTTGAAGAAAAAGAAGACGGAACCTACGGAAACTATGCTTTAATTGAAAACGTTCAAGGCTTATCTGATGAAAAGATTCAAGAAGCTGCTAAAACAGCTACTACTAAGTTCTCAAAGGCTGAGGTAGAAAAGCTTGGTGGTATCAAAGAAACTGACTCTATCGTAGTGTATGAAACTAATACTTATGCTGCACGTAAAGAGACTTCTACTCAATATGGTAAAGATTTTTACTATGAATTCACTGCAAATAGTTCTAAGCTTTATAAATCCTACATCGATGATATCTACAACGTTGGTTTAGATGGTTTAGAAAAACAAGGTGATAAATACGTTTATAAAGGTAAAGAAGTTGTAACTATTGAGGATTTTAAGACAATTTATGAAACACCAGCAGAGGATTCTGAATTACTTGGTACGTACACTACTGATACATCAAATAAATATTATACTAGTTATAATTATGGAACTTATGCTGTCCCAACTACTTATTACGATGTTATAAGTGATTTCCTCATTGCTCATCCAGATTCACCTCTTTTTGCAGGAAAATATAAAGATGTATTTTGGGGTAACGGTGACGAGTTAGTATACTTCAAAACAGCTTTTGTAGCACGTTTATTAAATGATTCTCTTAAATCCAAATATAACCTAAATCTTGAAACCCCTAACTTCTCAAATAAACCTCTTGATTCAAAAGCTGATGGAACTCGTCCTATTGAGAAAAAGACTTATTCATTTGTTAGAACCGACTTAAAAGGCGATGAGGAGTCTTATGACGCATCTACTAACCTCTATCTTACTGATGATGATTTATTAAAACACGAAATCAGTTTATCTTACTCACCAGAAAACATTGAAAGAGTTAGAAATTGGATTAAAGGTTTCGATTCAATGCATAATAGTCCTATAACAGACCCATTTAAAGATAAACCAACCTCAGAAATTACACAACAAGAATATACTGATGTAACATTAAACATTGTTCGCGGTTATTATCTCTCAACTTATAAAGGTCAGTTCACACCTGAACAAGTTAAAGAACTACGAACTAAATTTGGAGATTCTGTTTTTGAGATTGTGGGTAACATTGTTAGTGAAGACCTAGACTCTAATAATAGTAAAAATTACGTAATTAATGGTGATGGTTCGCACATCTTCCGAAACTCACTTGGTGTTGTGACTGAAAACACAGAACAGTTTACTTATCATGACGTGGTAACACCACTTCGTGCGTATCGTTTAACTACTGATAATAACTTAGTTCGTCACATTTATGAACAAGTCAAACGTGGTTCTGTTGTTGCAACGTATTCAGATGAAGACGGAAACAAGCTCGCGGGTGATGCGAACGTCAAGACTAATGAGTATGAAGGTGAAGATTATACTACTTCTGCTAAAGAGATTCGACCAATCTATAAATACGAAACTGTAAATGGTCTAACTAAGACTACAACTACAACTTATGAGTTGATTAAAACTCCTGAGAACGCAAATGGTAAAGTCGTAGCTGAAACAACTATCACAGTACCTTACGTGTATCGTAAAGTTGTGACTGTCGATATTAAAGGTTCAGTAATTGCTACGTACAAAGATGAAGAAGGAACAATTCTTGCATCTGAAGAGAAAGTCATTACAAATCAAAACGCGGGAACTTACTATGCTGCCGCATCTAAACAGATTCAAGCTGCAACTTCAAGCAAAGAGACAGAGCATGGCAGAAAAGTTACTGTTATCACGTATGAACTTATCAAGACCCCAGACAATGAGACTGGTGAAGTTGTTGGTGGTGAAACATTAGTTGTACCTTACGTTTACCGTAAAGTTGTAACAGTCAAAAGTGATGGTGGAGTTGTTGCTACTCATAAAGATACTGAGGGTAATGACTTAGCTCCAAAAGAAGTGATTAAGTCTCATGCACCGAATGGTGATGCTTATACTACTTCTGCTAAAGAAATCCCAGAAAAAGTTGAGACTGATAAAACCGTTAAAGGTTTGACAAGAGTTACAACTACTCGTTACGAACTAGTTGAAAACCCATCTAACAAAGATGGAAATGTTGTAGGTGGAGAAACTATCACAGTTCCTTATATCTACAAACCAGTTAAGTCAGTTCAAATTAACGGTTCCGTTATTGCTACTTACAGAACTGAAGATGGTGAAAAACTTGCAGATGATGTAGCCGTTAAGACAGATGCACCTAGTGGTGAAGCTTACACAACTGAACGTAAGACTTTTGATAGTGTGGTGAAAGAAGAAGATGTGAACGGGTTCACACGTGTGACTACCACTCGTTATGAGTTAATCGAAACACCAACAAATGCTGATGGTCAAGTTGAAGCTGACCAAATCATTTATGTTCCTTATGTGTATCGTAAAGTTGTAACTGTTGAACTTGACGGTGGTGTTGTGGCTACACATAAAGACACCGAGGGTAATGAATTGGCTTCACAAGAAACAATTAAGTCTAATACACCAAATGGAGAAGCATACACAACTGCTCCTAAAACATTTGACCCAGTTGTTACAACAGATACAGTAGATGGTTTAACAAGAACAACTACAACTACTTATGAGTTAGTAGAAACTCCGGCTAATGCTAGTGGTCAAGTAAAAGGTGGGGAAACTATCAAAGTTCCTTACGTGTATCGTAAAGTTGTGAAACAAGAGATTAACGGCTCTGTCATTGTGACTCACCATGATGAAAATGGTGTCCAATTAGCATTAGATGAAAAAGTCAAAGACAATGCTAAAGCAGGTGAACCTTATACAACTAGTCCAAAACAATTTGATAGTTCAATAACAACTAATCACGTAAATGGATTGACTCAGAAAGTCTTCGCGCGTTACGAATTGGTTCGTATTCCAGCTAATGACTCGGGTGAAGTTGAGGGTGGTAAGACACTTATTGTACCTTACATCTATCACAGAGTAGAAAGCATTTCAACTTATGGTTCCGTTGTAGCTACGTACAAAGACACTGAGGGTAACGAACTTGCGCCACAGGTTGATGTCAAGACTGATGTTGAACCCGGTCAAGCTTATGATACTGAAGTGAAGCGTTTCCCAATTCAAACGTTAAGTGAAAGTAAACCAACAGATGATGTTGTTAAGGTAACAGTTACCGAATATAGACTTGTTAAAACACCAGAAAACAAATCAGGTAAAGTCAAAGACGGTCAAGTGACTGTAGTACCTTATGTTTACGAAAAGGTGGTATCTGTTCATTATGAGAAGAAGGATACTTTGAAACCTAAGTTTGAGATTCCTAAAGACGCTCCAAAAGTAAACAAAGAAGAAGTTAAATTTACACGTTTCATGTTAGAAGACCGTAGAACTACGGTTAAAGATATGGAAGATGGTTTCGTAGGACCTGATGACGTAATCGGTAGCTATACATATACAGGTGTAACTGACTCTGATGAGGGTGGTGCAGTTATCACTCATATCTACAGACAACTTAAACCATCTGAGATGTCTAAGATTCCGAATGAATCACCAATTCACGACAAACCAGAACTCAATGTAGGAGTCATTCCTAATGATGCGCCTAACACTTCCAATCCAGAGCTTAAAGTTACTCGCTTTGTATTAGAAGATGGAGTTACTGAGGTTCAAGGTTCCGTAACAGGTTTAGTGGACGCACCTACTTTGATTGGTAAATATGTGTTTACAGGTAAAACTGAGTTAGATGCTAGTGGAAGTGTAAGAACACACATTTACAAGTTGGTTGAGGGTTCTATTCCGAACGATGCTCCTATTTTGGAAAAACCAGAGCTAAAAATTCCGGAGAAAGAAGTACCTACACCAGAGGTTCCTACACCAGAAACACCAGTTGCAGAGGTAGAGAAACCTTCGCAACCAGTAGCGCAAAAACCACAAGAGAAGTTTGCAACTAAAGAGTTACCAAACACAGGAACTGAGGTTTCTCAAAGCTCTGCTTTGGGTATCTTAGGTTTAGTTTCAAGTTTAGGTTTACTTGGTTTTGTGAACAAGAAAAAGGAAACTGAGGATAAAGATTAAGTTTATCTTGACAAAGTTCCTTTTATGTGCTAAACTAATAAAAGGTTGAAAGTGCTAAAGCGCGTTAGAGAATATCAGTCCTATTGGTCTATATTTTCTTCAATAAACACCCCTTGACTTCGGTTGAGGGGTGTTTTGGTTTGTAGGTTTAGTTATTTGAGTTGGATATAATTTTGAAATATACTCCTATAACCTCTCAGATTGCCCCAGATTTAATTTTAAATGCTTATTCGATAATTTATATGGCTTAAATTTAAAATGGAGTAGAGAGCGTTTTGAGAGGTTTGACGACACAGTTAGAGTTATCAGTAGAACATCTAGTGAAATCCCTTGACTTTCAAGGAGTTTTATGTTATACTTAAAGAAATTTAGATAGGTGGTTTAGATAACAGATGACTAAGAAATACGTTGAAAATGAAGTGTTGAAACATCCAAGTCGTTACAATGAGAATAAGGTTGAGGCTTGGGATTTCACAACTTTTTCATTACTCCCTCATACAATTGGAACGGTAGTTGAGTATGTTATTCGCTACAAGCATAAGGGTGGTATCCAAGATTTGGAGAAAGCTAAACGTTGGTTGAAAAAGGCGAAAGATTCTTATAAGTATCTTGCTTTATGTAATCCTAAATTGAGTGTATCTGAGTATTTAGAGTTAGCACCGGAAGTGAATAAAAAGAACTTCGCAGATTTGTCTGAGTACCAGTTAGGTATCTTACGGACTGCACAAACTTTAACTATGGACTTAGGAAATGAACGATTTTTCAATGAGTGTATTAAGATTATTGATAAATATTTGGATTTGTTAATTGATGGTGAGAAGTATTTGGATTCATTGATTGAGAGTGAGAAAAAGGGTATTTAATGTTTCTCTTTTTACTTCAATTTGTGATTGTTTTTATTTACTGCGCACATGGTTTTGCTTTAGCTTTTAGTTTAATTACTCGAAGAGATTATTTGATTGAGTTGGGTTTAGGTGTTCGTTCAGTTTCGATGTGGTTATTTGCCTTTGCGTTGTATACTGTACTGTTAACTGTTATAGATTTCCTTTTAAGTCAACTTAACGTTTCAAATTTGGTTTTCTTTAGTACTATGAACGGAACTATGTTTCTATTTATGCTTTTGTTGGACATTTGGTTAGCTAAGAGGGTTTAGTAATATGATTCAAGTTTTATCTAATATTATTGTTGCGTTATACTTAACAAATTTATTTATTTTAGGTGTGGTATATGCAATTCCACATTTGCAAACTAAGTTTAAGGTTTCTTCTGATACTTTGTTTAAAGTTGTTTTTATGACTATTCTTTACACGCTTAGTTTAGTGACCTTATTCTATGTAGTAAAAGAATTAGGTGTAACAGAGTCTAAATTACTTTACACGTTTGACGGTTTGTTATTATTTTACCTAGTTTGCTTATATGGTTGGTTTATGTTAAGAGGAGAGAAGAAATGAATGTTTCAGAGTTGATTGCTTATTTATCACAATTTCCACCGACAAGCTCTGTGGAAGTAAAGATTTCAGGGTTTGATGACTCTGAGGATGGTCGTCTAAATTTATTTGGGATGGTACAAGGTGCTATAAAAACAGAAATCGGGTATCCTCAGTTGATTGCAGAGTTTGATACCTCTGAGCCTTATGATTGGGGTAACTAATTTATGTTGTCTTGGATTTTATTATTTAGAGCAATCCATTTAACGGTTGTTGCATTCTTTTATCTTGTGTGTTTTGCTTTTGCACTTTGGCCAGATACTAAAAGTTACTTTTGTTATTTTAGCAAAGTTCGGTTTACCTTAAAGTCACTGTTAGCCATGTTTTACTATATAGTTTTCTTTGAGCTTCAGTCTGTAACTGAACTTTCCAATTTCCATATTTGGGTATCCGTATTGTTGGTTTTGCTCGATGTTGCTGAAATGTGGTCTAGGAGTTATAGGACTTATGGATTTAGAACACTTAGGAAAACAATAGGTAAAGCAGCTTATTTCTTTATGTAGTTGGGGGTTTAAATTATGGCTAAGAAAAAGAAATACTACGCAGTAAAAACAATAGGTCAAATTTTTGACGATTGGACTCCTTGTGAAAAAGTTGTAAAAGGCACCAAAGGTGTTGAATATAAGAGTTTCCCAACAAGAGAACAAGCAGAAGCTTATTTGAGAGGAGAAGAGCCTATCTTATCCACGAAGAAAACCTCTGAGATTGTTCCTTATGTTTCAGAAAGTGGGATAAAAGGTACTATTCGTATGGCAGAAGACTCTGACCCACTCCTTTGGGGTATCGATGGATTTATTTATTCGATTGATGGTTCTTTCAACACACAAACTCAAACTTACGGTGGTGCTTTTGCTTGTTATGAAAATGGAGTTTTATTGGATGCTCAAGCAGTTGCAAATAACAAACCTCAGTTTGCTAGTTCAAAGAATGTAGCAGGAGAAGTTTGTGGGTTTGGTTTAGCAATTAGTGATGCCATGGAACGTGCTTTAACTAAAATGACGGTTGTCTGTGATTATGAGGGTATCTTCCGTTGGACTGCTCCTAAGTCTGTCTTAGTAAACGGTGTTGCTTGTTGGGGGGTATCATTGAAGAAACCAGTCGGTAGGTATCATGCGAGTTTGCTAGAGGTTGCTAAAGAGAGTGGTATTGAAGAGATTGATTTTATTTGGGTGCGCGGACATAGGGGTTTGAAGGTTAATCAAATGGTTGATAAGCTGGCAAAGAAGGTTGTTGGGTTGAAATAAAGTAGAAGTGAGGTAAAGAATATGGAACAATTTGAATTGAAAATCGGTCAAAGAACATACACAATTACAGACGAAGATAAAGTCATGTTTAACGGTAATTGCTATCAGTTGATTACTCGATATTACCGTAGGGGTTGGGATAAAATCACACCAAAATTATCAAAAGCAAAAGCTGAGAAGTACATTAAACAAGGGTATCTTGTGGAAAGCTCACGCACTGATAGTTATGGTTTAGAGTTGGTCTATTACCGTTTCACAGGTTGCCCAGAAGTATAACTTAAGAAAAAGAGGTTTACACCTCTTTTTATCTTGACAAAAATAAAGTATTTTGTTATAATAGAGAAAATAATTGATTTGAGGTAATTACTAGATGGATTTGACTTACTTAAAAGAAGAGGGTTATAATTTAACACTACTAGGTATGTTCTTACATAATACAATTACAGAACCGACTTCAATATCTGCATCTTTGTATGATGATGAGCTTACTGAGGGGTTTAAGCGAGTTGAATCGCATTGGACGCAATATCAAGTGATGTACTTAGCTTTGAGTGAATTTAATACTTTGTACTTAACTACTTCGACTGAGGGTGCGCTTGCTTACATTCCGGTTACCAATATTTACGAGTATTCTTTCCCAAGAGACGGTGAAATCCGAGAAGAGATGAATCGAATTGCTAGAGAATATTCTAGGGAACTAAAACAATTTGTATTTAACCATACACATAAGTTCATTGCAGCTATGGTTTCAGGTGGATTTGACGAAGTGGGAGTTGTTTTCGCAAAAGAAAGCAAAGGTGGTAAGTAATATGGTTAAACTATTTAAAACAAAAGAAGAGCGCGATTTAGCGTTCGTATCAAAGATGTGGGAACGCCCCAAGCGAACAGATAAATTAAGGGAAGTTTTAAGTTATTCTCAAACTCCTTATGAGATTGAAGTTCATTTATTAGACCCAAATCTCAATAAAAGTTTTCGTTATATTGGGTGGAATCATAAATACCAAATCCTTTATTTGGCAGTAGATGAGAACTATAATTTAGTTATAACAACCACACACTCAGGGTATCAAGCCTGGTTCCCAATTTCCGTTATTTATTCGGAGTGTTTCCCAAGGGAAGGAACGCTCAGAAAACGTATGGGTATGTTAGCAAATCGGTATCTTTCTGAGTTCAATCAGTTGTTGAGTGAAGTTTCCCCTTTGGAATTAAAAATCTCAAGTACTTACTTTGGAGATTTGTACTTAACTTTTGAATATAGAGATTAAAGAGGTAAACAGTATGGCTACTCTATTCCAAGACTACTTAGGTCACAATTTACTAGAGGTTGTAGCTCGTTCAACTGTCTTTGAAGATTATGTGTTAACCAAAGAAGAAGTCCAACAAGTAGTAAATACACACTTTGAACCATTTCCTTTTGGTTACAAAACAAGAAAAGAAATCTTAAACCTTTACGAAGCTTGGATTTTCGTACATCTCTTTAGTTCCTCTGATGTAAATATAACTACTTTTGAAGATTTACACGAACTGATTTCGAGTGGAGTCACAGACAAACCTCAACTAGAAGGTCATTTCCGTTCCGAGGATTTCCCAGTGGTAATAAGTGGTACTAATTATCAACCTCCAGTGGTATCTCGTAAAGAAGCGCAAGTTGAATTTAACGATGTATTGTCTTTTATACAAGAAATACTTAATTCTGAGGATACTGATCGTTATGTAAAAATTGAGCGAGTTTTAATGCTTTATCTTTTTCTCATGCGAAGACAGTATTTCTATGATTGTAATAAGCGAACTGCGACTTTGTTTGTTAATTTGTTGTTCAATCATTATGATTTGAAATGCTTCCTTTGGTTTCCTACTTTGGACGATTTAGACACTTTTTTAGATAAATTGAAGGTTTGTTATGAAAACGTGGGTTTGATTACAGATTTTGAATTTGTAAGTTACTTACGTTCAACATGGTTGGTTGATTTTAGTGTGTAAACCCTTGACTTTCAAGGGTTTTTATGATATACTAAACTAAATTTATACAGGATAAGGAGTAAAAATGGATATTAACTACTGTAAATATTTAACAACTTTACCTTTGATGGTTCGTCCGTTGAGAGGTTATGGTTCTTGGAGAGGTATCTATTCGGAGCCCGCCTTGTTTTTTGATATGGATTCTGACTTTGTACCTATTTCAACATTAGCAGATGCCCTTGATGATTTAAGTTCTGGAAGACGTTTTGAGGGATATAAGGGTGGTCAGTATTGGTATGATGATAGTTCGCCTTTGCATTTTGAGAGTGGTTATAATTATTGTTCTGATAATCCCCTTTCAATCTATCTGTCACCAGATTCCGTTGCTTATTTAGGTGGTATGGGCTAAATTATGAGTTCTATTGAGTTAAAACAAGGTGACTGCCTAGAACTTATGCAGGAAGTTGAAGAAAGCAGTATAGATTTAATTCTGTGTGATTTACCGTATGGTACTTCTGCTTGTAGTTGGGATTCTGTAATTCCTATGGATAAGTTATGGGAACAATACAATAGAGTTCTAAAACCTACAGGTACTGTTGTATTATTTGGTAGTGAACCCTTTTCAAGTGTAGTTCGTACAAGTAATTTAGCTATGTATAAATACGATTGGAAATGGGTTAAACCTAGAGGTGCTAATTTTTTAAATGTGAAATACCAACCAAGTAAGAACTATGAGGATATTATGGTTTTTAGTAACTGCGCTGCAAGTTACAGTAAAAAAGGAAATAATATGGAGTATAATCCTATTATGACTGAGGGTACTCCATACACAAGTAAATCAGGGAAACAGAAACAAGATAAGAATAACTCTACAGTTCGTTCTAAAATTGAGTCTGTAACAACAGTTAATACAGGTCAACGGTATCCTAAAGCCTTGATTGATTTCAAACCCGATAGCAAGAAGTTACATCCTACGCAGAAACCAGTAGCGTTATTGGAGTATTTAATAAAAACTTATACAAGTAAAGGTGCTTTGATTTTGGATAACTGTATGGGTTCAGGTTCGACTGGAGTTGCATGTAAGCGATTAGGGAGAGACTTTATTGGCATGGAGTTGAATGAGGATTACTTTAAACTTGCGAAAGAAAGGATTGAGGGTACGAGGGTTCCTTTGAGTGTTTTAGGCGATGGTTAGTGTAATTGAGTTACAACAAGGTGACTGCTTAGAGTTGATGAAGTCTCTTGAAGATAAGAGTGTAGACTTGATTTTATGTGATTTACCTTATGGGACGACAAGAAACAAGTGGGATAGCGTGATTGACTTAGAGTTGTTGTGGGAACAATATAACCGTGTCATTAAAGAACGTGGTGCGATTTTGTTATTTGCTCAAACTCCGTTTGACAAGGTTTTAGGGGTATCGAACCTCAAAAATTTGAGATATGAGATTATTTGGCAAAAGACTGCTCCAACAGGTTTTCTAAATGCTAAGAAAATGCCTATGAAGGCGCATGAGAATATTTTGGTTTTCTATAAGAAGTTACCAACTTACAACCCTCAAATGACACAAGGTCATCCTCGTAAGGTTACAAGCAAGTCTAGTAGGAAGAAGTCTGTAGAAAGACAACAAGGGAAGTCAGAAGTTTTAGCCTCCAATTACAATTCCTATGGAGAAAGTCAAGTAGGTTATGACTCTACAGAGCGGTATCCTCTCAGTGTTCAGATTTTCGCTAAAGATCAACAGAAAGAAAACTACCATCCAACTCAGAAACCTGTTGCCTTGTTAGAATGGTTGATTAAAACCTACACTAATGAAGGTGACTTAGTGCTAGATAACTGTATGGGTTCAGGCTCAACTGGAGTAGCTTGCGTAAATACTAATAGAGATTTTATCGGTATCGAGTTGACAGAGCAATATTTTAAAATTGCTCAAAGTAGGATAGAGAAAGCAGTAAAGAAGAAAGTGGAAGGGGAAGACAAATGAAATTGAACTTTAGAGGTCTGTCTATTGACGAAGTTAATGAAGGTGTAGGTAATTGGAAATATGGGTATTTGATTGAAGATAACGGTGAATCCTTTATTATCAACCAAGTTATCGAATCTAATGAGCAGTATATTACTATCGGTTCTTGGTGCCCAGTAAGTCCAGAAACAGTAGGTCAATCAACAGGTTTGTTCGATAAGACCGATACTGAAGTCTTTGAAGGTGACATTCTAGCAGTTGAAACAGATGAAGAAATAGTTTATGTAAAAGTTTACTGGAATGAACAAACTGCCATGTTTATGTTTAAGTCTAAGAAGTACGATGATAATGTACCCTTAGCTGAGTTAGCAAAAGAGATTGCGTATCCCTTCTTAGTAGTTGGTAATATTTACCAAAACTCAGACCTTTTGGAGAAGTAAAAAAAATGAACAAAAGACAGAAAAAGAAGATAGGACTCATTCTTCCCAAGAAGATTAAGAGCTTGGTACGAAGATATTCTACCTTGCACTTGAACCAAGATGAATTAGGTGGAACATTTGATTATGGATACTCTTTTGACGAACGTGGTTTCGGAAACGGTTTAGCTCCATATAGTACCTTAATTGATAAAACCAACTTCAAGATTTACAAAGATTGTGCTACTTTATATGAGTTTGTAAACCGTTTGATAGGTACTTGGTACGGACATTATGAATGTGGCTCCGTGGAAAATTGTAGGAATTATCGAATCGTTAAAGAGTTTGAAACAGGAGTTGAGTTTGTAAAACAAACTTCACCTTTGGTATCTTACTTCATCCACCAAACAGGTTTTGAAGACTATTACAGTGGAACTATTTATATTCCACTACGAAATGAAAACTTTTTGGCTTATGACTATACTTGTTGAAGGAGATTTTAGCTTATGAATTTTGTAATTAGCTTAGAAAAACTAACCGATTTGCGTTTAAATTTGTGGTCTCATGATATCTTAGGTGTGGTATCCTCAGACGAGTTGGTTCCCAAAGTTTTGTTCGATTTAACACTTGAGCAATTTCCCCAGGTTGTTGAACTTTGTGATTTAGATAAACTATTTTCTCGTTTAACTTATGCGTTTTTACATCGTGAAGATAATAATTACTTCAAATATACAGTTGAAGTAGGGGAGAAATTTGAAGGTAACTTTTATGTGGAACTTGTTCCGACATTAGAGTAATATGTGAAAGTAGGTGATGAGCCTACTTTTTATTTGACAAAATGACTTAGTTTTGATATAATAAAGAAAATAAATTAGAAAAGGTAGTGATTGGAATGAAACTCGAAGAAATTAAACAATACAAAGTAGGTTCAAAAGTTTTTGAAACCAAAAAAGAAGCAGAAGCTTATTTGAAAGAACAAGAGATAGAAAAACTTCGCCAAAACAGTTCTCAAATTGATTTTTCATTAACTCCGGTTGTTTATTATGAAAACCTCGTCTCTATAGATGATCGTGGAAACTTAAGAATTAAGGCTCGTTGGTTTAGTCTAGATGATGCGATAGCTGCTATGGAGAACTATGCAGACTTTTTCCGAGAAAAAGGAACTGGTTCTATTAGAAAAGTTACAATCTCTTTATCTGATAACCCCTCTCAAGGTACTGTCTCAGTCCATAACGAGACAGTGGTAAGAAAGTAGGTACCTTCAAATGAACAAAAGAATTAAACGAAAACATGTAACTAAAGAAAACAAAAACATGATGGAGAGTACCTTAAATTATTTAAAGATGTTAGGTTTAACTCCATTTAATGTGGAGTATCCTAAAGGATATTTTGTATTCGAAAATAAGCACTCTTATGAGATGATGCACTTTCAGTTGAAAGAGTTACCTGAGTTCTTGTTTGGTGTGTGGTACAAAGAAGTTAATTTGTATGCTAACCCTAATGATGAAACTATACTTGGAGTTGTTAAATTACCTGTTATCTTTGGCGAGCGCCTTTGTATTTTAGATAAGTTTAAACCTTCACGAGCAGAGTGGTCTCCTTTGTACAATCAATACATTGATAGAGGTCAGCGTTTTGAATTAACTGACTACTATGCGACTTTGCGTTCTCTAAAAAATTTTGTAAAAACACCTTGGAACTATATTCCTTATGAAACGGAAGAAGAATACAAGAAACTCTTAGAAGATAAACAGTTGGAAGAGAAGTGTACTGAGGAAGTCCTACAAGTCTTATACACTAAGGTAGAGGAAAAGATGAAAGAACTTCAAATCCCTTGCGGTATCCTCGCCAAAGACAATTATTGGTCTCATAAGAATTGGTATGTCTTTTTTGAAGTGGGAACTGATAAAGAAGTTATTGAGGAAAAACTCAATGGTTTATATGAATATGTAAATTTTGATATGGATAAAGATGTATTAAAGATTGCAGAGTCGCTGAACTGTCTTGATTATATCTCTATTTACGGTAAATCGTTTGATTGGCACTTAGACTATCATTGGTTAGCAAGCAAAGAAGAACTTGAAAACTTTGAGTCTATGTCTTTCATGGAACTAAACAAACACTTCAACGACTTGAACTTGAAAGGTTCCGACTTTATTCGATTTATTGGGGGTTAAGCTATGGAAAAACGTTATGACAGTGAAGTCTTTCAGATTTTGCACTATTTCAATAACTATTTGGATACTAAGTCTAAGGTAGAACTTAGAAAAGCGAAGGTTTGGGTATCTTTGTTGCAAAAGTCAGTTGATGAGTTAGAGATT